CGGTGTAACTGAAGACATAAATTCATTCGTTTTATTAATAATATCTACATGAGTAAAAATTTCAGATTGAAAACTATTGTTTGTTTCTATAAATTTTTTATATAATCTATTTTCTCTTAAAGTATTATTATTTTTTTGTATAATTACCAATTTTAAAAATATTCGTTTTACTTCCAACATTTTAGTTCCTTCTGAATAAATAGTTTCGCTGTTCATTTGTAAATATGGCGAGTTAATATCATCATTTAATTCTAAAATAAGTTGAAACGCACTTCTAGAATCATCCAATACATTTACTATTTTAGAATTTTCTAAAAAGAATAAAAAATCTTCTTCTAAAGTATTTTTATAGTTTAATTTAATAATTTCTCCTCCAACTTTCATCTTTTAATATTGTATTATATATATATATATATATATATATATAATATAATATAATAATGGAAGACGTACTCCATTCCAAATGTAAAATAACTGAAAAAAATAATGAAAATATATTTTGTATTGAAAATAAAAAAAACAAACGGTTTTACGAAAAAGATGGTATAAATAAAGAGGTATCATCATTTATTGGATATGAATCTGATATAGGAGAATGTTTAGAAGATGATATTCATAATTTATGTGAAAAAGGAAAAATTCTCCCAGCAAGAAAAGATGAACTTATCAAATTATTTGATTATATTGATTTATTACAGGAAAAATCTTCGGAAGATGAATCTTCAGAAAAAGTAAATAAACACGTTTTTAAATTTCTTAAAAAATTATTGACAGTTACAAATATTACTTTAGAAACTTTAAATGAAATATTAAATGGTGCGTTTACAATAATAGTCGGCGATAATGGATACTTTTATAATAAGTATGAAGGTAAAAGTGTAATCATTGAACAACCAATATATTTACATATGTCCTCACATTGGTCTAAACATGAACAACACCGTAATGGGCTTGGAACGTTATATAATATTAAAGAAGATGTAAGTACTACATTTGATTTATTAATGGGCACATCAATTCTTCCCGAGTTTCAAGGATGTACATGGTTTCAATTTGAGAATTCAAGAACAAGTACAATATATACAAAGATTATACATTCATTCGATTTCTTAAAATATTTAAATCCATTTAAAGAAAAGAAAAATATAGGTCCATTTGGCGATTCGTTATATATTGAATTAGCACAAAAAGGACCATTATTATTAAAAGTATGTAATAACGATAATCCTAGTAAGGAATGTATATTTAATAATGATGACCCAATTAAAAATAGCTCTAACTACTGGAATGATACGCCGATTAGTATATATGATTATAATAAATTATGTAAAATTATATATAGAATAGGAGATAGTAATATAGTTAGGCAAGGTTTCAGGTATAAAGAAACCGGGGATATTAATATTTATGAAATATTAGAAGACTTATATAAAGAATTAATAAAGGATACTGAATTACATCATTTACGTGAAAAAATAATAAATATTGATAAACTAAAGAATCATAGTACAGAATATGATTTTTCGAAAAAATATAGACCAGATGATTTAGTTATGATAGTATATAAAATTATACTAGATACAATAACTGATATTGATATTGATTATAACGATGATATTATTGATTGGAGTGAAAAAATAATGAATGATTTACAAGAAGAATCTTTAATGAAAACGCCTGGTGGTGGAAACCGTAGAAAAAAAACAAGAATGTTAAAAAAACTAAAATCTACCAATAAACGTAAATCAAAAAGACGCAAAGTAAAATAAATGCTACAAAAATATAATATTTACTTACCTTGATTTTCTCAGATAAATAAATAGGTTTGGGAAGATACTCCTCTAAATATCGTTCAAATGCTTCTGTATAAGAAATCTCCTCTTTACCAATCAAATGATTGATTTTATTATGTATAAAGTGTACCCATTTTACGAGAGATTCTTTGTTATCTAAATATGGAGCTACTGGATACTTGTCTAATAACTCACTAAACTGTTTTCCAATATCCGTATTAGGAATAAAAATTGGCAAATTCATTATAAAATCGTAATATTTACGTTTCATAACTGCATTTGGTGTATCTGGATAGGTTAATGCGATTGTCATTAGAAAAAACCAATAATGTGGTCCCCAGATTAAGGGATCAAATATAGGTGCGTATGGATTTGTATCGGTCATCAAAGTATATAGAAACATTGTATTATAATAATGAAGTATAAACATATATAAGATGGCGGCTTTCCAAAATAGAATATATTGTAATAATTGTGCAAAGCCTGGACACATGTATAATCAATGTAAAATGCCAATATTAAGTATAGGAGTAATCGTATATAAAGAAGTCGTTTTAGAAGATGGTGATCGAGAGAATCAATATTTAATGATTTGTAGAAATCATACATATGGATTTATGGATTTTATTCGAGGTAAATATTCGATTTATAATAAAGAATGTTTAATTCAATTATTTAAAGAAATGACGGTTCATGAAAAAAAACTAATTTTAGAAGAGAGTTTTTCGAATTTATGGAAATATTTATGGAATCATACACAGATTCAACAACAATATAAGAAAGAACAATTTGTATCTGAAGATAAATTTACTACATTAAAAAATGGAATACTTTTTCAAAATATGTTTTATTCAGTAGATACACTTTTAAAAGAATCGAATCAATCGCCATCATGGGAGGAACCTGAATGGGGATTTCCAAAAGGAAGACGTAATTTTAATGAACGTGATTACGACTGTGCATTACGCGAATTTCGAGAAGAAACTGGATATTATACAAATTCTCTCAAATTAATTGAAAATATTTTACCTTTTGAAGAAATATTTACTGGATCGAATTATAAATCCTATAAAAATAAGTATTATGTATTAAAAATGATATCTGAAACGCCTAAAATAGTGGAACATTTTAATAAAGATGAAGTAAGTAAAATGGAATGGAAGACATACGAAGAATGTATGGAATGTATTCGTACATATAATTTAGAAAAGCGTCAATTGATTACGAATATTCATAAAATGTTAACCTGTTATAATATATCTGTGTAAAAAACGTTACATTCTATAAATAAATAATATCTATAGAATGTAAAGAGAATGTCAAATATTACTAGAAGAAAACGGTGTCCGAAAGGTGAACGTTTTAATAAAAATCTAGAAAAATGTATTCCAACACAACCCTCTATTATAGAGCCGGCTAAAATGTTTGGTATCGCTGAAATAATAAATGAACCTTTTAAGAATATATTTTTTCAAGGAGAAGAAGAAAAGAAACAAACGAAGGAAGAAGATAAGAGAAAAAGGTGTCCAAATGGGCAACGTTTTGACAGAAATCTAGGACGATGTACTCAAAAAAATGTGGAAAAAGAAGAGACACAAAATGTCGAACAAGAAGATAAGAGAAAACGGTGTCCAAATGGGCAACGTTTTGACAGAAATCTAGGACGATGTACTCAAAAAAATGTCAGTACGAAGGAACAAAACACAAACAAAACGCGTAAAATAAAAGTTATAAACCATGAAGAACCTGAGCCTGAGCCTGTACCTGAGCCTGTACCTGAGCCTGTACCTGTATCTGAACCTGTACCTGAGCCTGAGCCTGAGCCTGTACCTGTACCTGCACCTGTATCTGAGCCTGTACCTGAGCCTGTACCTGTATCTGAACCTGTACCTGTATCTGAGCCTGTATCTGAACGAGAAAATATTCGACTTGAGTCAATCGAATCTTTAAGAAGTCAAGAACCTGAAACAGATGAAAATAATATTTTATTAGAAAATGAAAGGATGGAATCCGAGAGAATAGATGAATCTAGTATTCTATATCCAGATTTAAATGATCAAGAATTCGCATATAAAATTGCCTCAAAACAAGAATTTGCGGATACAAAATATGATGGTTCTCTCGAACCTATCAAAGAAAAAGCCGATGAAATGTGTCAAGCAGATTTCGAACTAATGCCTCACCAAGTATTCATAAAGAACTTTCTCTCCTATCAAACACCATATAACAGTCTTTTACTATATCACGGATTAGGTTCTGGAAAAACATGTTCGGCTATCGGAGTAGCTGAAGAATCTAGAGCTTATATGAAACAGACTGGCGAAATAAAACCAATCTTAGTAATAGCTTCACCAAACGTCCAAGATAATTTCCGAGTTCAACTATTTAATGAAAGTAAATTAAAAGAAGAAGGTGGACTATGGAATTTAAATGTATGTATTGGAAATACTTTATTAAACGAAATTAATCCAACAAGTATTATCGGATTTTCGAGAGAACGTATTATTGCCCAAATTAATACTATTATTCGACGCGCGTATGAATTTATGGGATATAATGAATTCGCAAATTATATTAGTCGAAAAATTACGGTTTCAGATGATAGTGGTTATAGCGAACAAATCAAGAAACAAATGACTCTTAAAAATATAAAAAAATACTTTAATAATCGACTTATTATTATTGATGAAATACATAATCTAACATTAGCAGATAATAAACAAAAGGCAACCTCTCAGTACCTACACATTATTGCGAAACATTCCGAAAATATGCGACTTCTACTTCTCTCGGCAACACCAATGTATAATTCCCCCACAGAAATCGTTTGGTTAGTAAATCTAATGAATCTAAATGATAAACGCGGAATAATCTCCGTTTCCGATATATTTACAAAAGACGGAGAGTTTAAGATATTAAGCGAAAAAGAAAGAATACAGAATCCAGAAAAAGAAGATGGAAGAGAATTATTGAAACGTAAATTAACAGGTTATGTTTCTTATGTCAGGGGAGAGAATCCATATACATTTCCATACAGAGTATATCCAAATACGTTTTATCCTGAACGCAGTTTACATTCGAATGTCTATCCTGAGAGACAAATGAATGAAAAAGAAATCGAAGATCCACTCTCCTATATTCCAGTATACTTAAACGAAATAGGCGAATATCAAGAACAAGCATATCAATTAATGCTAAGTTCCTTCAAAAATACTATGTATAATTTTGAGAATATGGAAGGATTCGGATATACTATTTTATTAGGTCCACTTGCATCTCTTATTATTGTTTATCCGAATGAAGAACTTGATAGAATGATAGAACAGTATACTTCTGGAGAACTTACTGAAGGTGAATTAAAAACAGAAGTAAATACGAGAAAAATATCAGAATTTATAGGTGAAAAGGGGCTAAATACTATTGTAACATATATTCAACAAGATTCTACGAGAGAAAATCCAATTCCATTACGTCATTCATTTAATTATCGACCAGAAATTCTAAAAAAATATGGTCGTATCTTTAATATCGATCATATACATAAATATAGTGCAAAAATCGCTGAAATATGTAATCGTATACGTGAATCAAAAGGAATTATAATGATTTATTCTCAGTTTATAGATGGCGCAGCAGTTCCAATGGCTCTCGCATTAGAAGAAATGGGTCTTACACGATTCAGTACGGGATATCATAAGAGTTTATTTAAGAAACCTCCCACTGAATTAGTCGATGCGATTACAATGCTACCTAGATCTAAACATCTGGAAGACCCAGATAATGGTAATTTTAGACCCGCAAAATATATGATGATTACTGGACATAAAGAATTCTCTCCGGATAATTACGCCGATGTAAATTATTTAACCAATACAGAGAATATAAATGGAGAGAAAGTAAAAGTAGTAATTATTTCAAAAGCCGCCGCCGAAGGTCTTGATTTCAAATATATCCGTCAGATACATGTTTTAGAACCATGGTATAATATGAATCGAATCGAACAAATCATTGGTCGTGGTGTTCGTAATGGTAGTCACTGTAAATTACCATTTGAAGAGAGAAATGTCGAGATTTATTTACACGGTTCACTAACTTCTACTGGAGAAGAAGCTGCGGATTTATATATCTATCGACATGCAGAAAAGAAGGCCTTGAAAATCGGAAAAGTAACTCGATTATTAAAAGAAGTAGCGGTTGATTGTATTCTGAATATTTCACAAACCGATCTTACTGAGGAAAAACTATTTTCTCTCGTAGAAAATCAAGATATTCAAATAAAATTATCTAGCGGGAATCAAGTGCCATATAAAGTAGGAGATAAACCGTATACGGATATTTGTGATTATATGGAAGAATGTTTTACGAAATGCGCTACGAAAAATCCTCTTCCTATAACCGATATTGACTCATCTACATATGAAGAAGAATTTATGAAAACGTCGGCAATTACGATGATGAAACGAATTCGCGATTTATTTCGAGAGAAATCAGTTTATCATATTCGTGAATTAATTACAGCGATTAATATTTCTAAAATATATCCTGACCAGCAGATTTTCTATTCTCTTACACGATTTGTAAATAACCAGTCTGAAGTATTGATTGATAAATATAACCGTTCTGGATATATGATCAATCGTGGTGAATATTATCTATTTCAACCTAGTGAAATTACAGATGAGAATGCATCTGTTTACGAACGAACTGTTCCAGTTGATCATAAACGAGAAAAATTATTATTAGAATTACCACCAATAGGTATAAGACAAATCTCTCAAAATAGAGATTCAGATCTACATAAAACGGATAGTGAATCGGTGCTTCAAAAAATAGTAACCTTATTGGAAACTGTATTCAAAGAAAGAATATTATTAAAAGGTTCCGAGAAAGATTGGTATTTACACGCAAACAATGTTTTAGAAGAATTAAATAAATACATTCCAGAAGAATTGATTCGAAAATATATTATCTATCATATTTTAGATTTTTTACCATTTAATGAGAGAATCGCAATTTTAAGCCATTTTTATAGAAAAATGGATGAAATACCCACCGATTTTTCGATTATTATTCGCGAATATTTCGATGAAAAATTAGTACAAGTACGAAATACACGGGGAATTTCATTGGTAGACGGCAAGATTCTAAAATATCTAATACAATCTATAGATGATCCATCTGTATGGGAAACGGCAAAACCGGAAGATGAACATCGTATAGATATTGAATTAAAAAAATCTATAATTAATTATGAGAAAATGTTTCCATTAGTCGGATTTATTCATCTATTTAATCTACAAAGTGGTATGTCATTTAAAATCAAAACGATGGGTGCTATAAAACAAAATAAAAATAATAAGGGTGCTCGCGCAGACCAAGCTCCAAAACCCGATTTAGTGAATAAATTAAACATGGTATTAGAATTTCAAGAAGACCAATACGTAATGAACTCAGAAAATACCATAAAATTACGTGCAATTGGAATAGCCGTAATGATAGAAATGATTATGCGATATAAGACTGATAAAGACGGGGCAAATATGTTTTTTTCTCCAGAACTAGCGTTAGTAAATCGTATTATCGATCTATAGGCATCTTAGAAAATTGATTATTATTTCTATATAAACTACATAAAATATATCAATTACTATATAATAATGACTAGCAGACGACAAGAACCTGAACAAAAAAAACGTTTTGGTCCATATATAAAATCCCTTCTTACGATGAAGGTCTTTTTAAAAATTACAGAGATTGGTAATAATATAAAACCGAATTTAGAGCGCAAGATTGCGTCGAAAATTGAAGGAAAATGTATTGTCGAAGGATATATTCGCCCCGATTCAGTTAGCGTTACGCAATATTCTTCTGGAAAAGTAAATGGGGAGAATATAGAGTATCAGGTTGTATATGAATGTATGGTATGTTATCCTGTTGAAGGAATGGATATTGAATGTATTTGTAAAACGGTCACAAAGGCTGGTATTCATGCGGAAGTCCTTGATCAAGCGGGCAATATTCCGATTACGATATTTATATCGCGAGACCATCATATGACGCATCATGATTTTACATTAGTTAAAGAAACGAATCGTCTCGTCGTAAAAATCATCGGAATACGCTTTGAATTGAACGACCCGTATATTTGTGCGATTGGACGATTATTAGAACGAATGGATGATACCGCGAATAAAAAAATCAGGATTGTAGAGAATTAGTAGATTTATGAAAAAAAACGAAACGAAAAAACATATTATAATCAATCATTTGATTATAATATTATTAAATATTATAAATATATGGTAATAATTATGCTATCAATATAAGATATATTATATTATAAACATAATTATTTTTAATTATTTTTTTGTGGGTATGCTGTGTGATTCCTTTTCAGGAACCTTTATCGAAAAAGTCATTTGATTTTTGTGTATGCTGTGTGATTCCTTTTCAGGAACCTTTATCGAAAAAGTCATTTAATTTTGATTTTTGAGTATGCTGTGTGATTCCTTTTCAGGAACCTTTATCGAAAAAGTCATTTAATTTTTGTGTATGCTGTGTGATTCCTTTTCAGGAACCTTCCATGAAGAATTTTACTCCGACCTTAAATTTACAAAATAAATAAAAAATAGAATTTGAAATAATAATAATATGTTAATAGGGGTGGTTTTCATAACATTATGTAAGAGAATTTTAACTCCAATATTAGGATCTTCTTTAAAGTACGTACCGTTTAATCCACATTGATTTTCATCGTTTCTACATAAACCCGCAAAATCATACTGAATTATATCCGTTTCAATATTTTTTTACCAAAATATAGACATTTATTTATTTGAGAATTATAATCGCTATAGGATTCCACTTTATAATAAATACAGTTCCTACAACTGGGAACATCTTTATTTGTTATAATGACCGAATGAATCATCGAAATATGTAAAAAACATAAAAAGCTTGTTATTTTACACATTCTCTATATACCTATTGTTTTGTCTTTATATCTTATTTCTTAAATATATATTCTTACCCTATATTACCAAGATGCGTTTTTGGATTATCGGTAAGAGGCAAACTTTTTCTAAAACGTAAATAATTCTCTAGGATATAACTACTATCCGCGGATAATACGCTCACGTCAAACGTATCGCTATCATTTAACATTCTACGAATATCTTCTGGAACCGCAAATTTCGAAGAGTTCAAACAGCATTCAAGAACTAATTCTGGAGTAAATGGCAGGCGATTCATTCTAGATAAGATAAGTGCCTCGATAAGGAATGAAATCGTGCTTGTACCATTCACATAAGAGACGTTTTCGTGAAAACTTAGATATGGAAACGACATCTTCTCTACACTAACATTCATTACAATATATTTATTTGTATGAAGATACGACGTTTGTCTCTTATCAAACGCATAATGAAACGCACTTTTTGTTTGAGAATCAATAGGGTCGCAGTCAGAATCCGTGATAATCAACACATTCTTATTGCTCTCTTTCCTAGACTCCAACATATGAAATGCGGAACCAAGATTCGTCGAACATTGGGTTCTAGTATATACCTTCTTGATAAGGTCTAATATCGACCCATCGATATCTTTTTTTTTTAAATTTACAAGTTGATGATCTGTATCAAAGTAGATAATATGTTTTAATCGGAAAATCTTAGTCATGATTACTAGATATAACATCGCGGTTTTAATAGGTGTTCCTTCCATCGAACCCGACCGGTCGACGATCACTTCAAAACTGTTGGTAAAATCTTCCATCGTATATTCATCGTTAAAACACGCGGTCCATTGCTTTTTCAACCTCTCAATACGAGCAAGAAGTTGTTGTTCTAGAATAATCCCATCACTATTCGACCCCATAAAATAGTTATAGGCAAGGTCGGATAATTCTACTCCGACTTCTTTTACGACGACTTCGCCCTTTGTGATATTTGCCTTATATTGTCTAAACCCTTCGATTAAGAGTTTCTTACGTAATGTAAGCACTTTCAATTTACGTTCAAACATTTCTTCTTCTTCATTATACTCCAATTCAACAACATCGTCGATCCATCGTTGAATCGTCTTTGATAATAGCGTAGTTGCAATTCCGGCGGTTTGAGATATTTCTTTCGCAATCTTATCAATTTCTGATTGTAAGAATTCGCATTTATCATCAGATCCTTTACTATGCATTAAAATGAAATCTGTACCATCATAATGTTTTCCTGCGAATAAATATTCTGGAAGATGATTCTCCTTATTAAAAAGAGCCTTTAATTTACGCATAACTCGGTTCGTAAATAAGTTAGAACTTGTTTTGGTGACTTGTTGTAAGAATAATTCTCGAATCTCTTCTCCAATCGGTTTCGGCAATGGTTCTTTACTATAAATAAGGTCTTCTACTCCAGGAATCATTAGAAAATCATTATAAGCAAATTTTTGTTGAATTCTCTTCATTTCTTTTTCCCACTTTCCGCCTTCATATGATAAATATTTAAATAACATAGGATCGTATCTCTCGTCAAACGTACAATTGGGTGTAAGGAGTTGGATAAGTTGTTCTTGTATTTTTTCATAATAAATATCAATCCCTTTTGTTCCAAGATGATATAAATCTTTCGAATACTGATACGAGTGGCGAATCAAGTTTGATCCTAATTTCATTGAACAACAATCGAGCATAAGGTTCATTCCCAAATAATAATAATGTTTAATACCATTTCCGTGTAGGATATTACGCTGAAACATCATTAGCTGGAAGAACTTCGCCGGATTCGTTTTGATAGATTCAATCATTTTTAGACAGAGATATTGAAAATCGTCGAATGACATATAGGGGTCTTTAGAACACAGCGTGAATAAATCGATATTTGGATTACTCGTACTTGAAAAAGTATCCGCACCCTTTCTATTCGTAGTTAACAACTTGGCAGCAGTTAATGATTGATAGACGCTCATTATAGTATAGTAATATACGAACGTAACATTTATATCATTTTAGAAATATACATTACATTACGTCAATAAATCTTCGATAGTTCCAATCATACTATCGTATATTTTTATGATTTCGATTTTGGAGTTTTCTGATAGAGTAGACAAATAGTTTAATTGGAATTCGGTTAATGATCGATAGTTTTTAATATCGTCTTTCATGATGGTCAATTGGGATACTTCTAGTCGTTTTCTAGTTTTAAGAAAATATCGTTCATTAAAATCCTCCGTTATTCGAATCGTATCCGTTCTATGCGGTTTAAGTCTAGAAAATGTATTTAGTGAAGTATTCATCGAATTGTCAATTAAATTACAGAATGTAGTGAAAAATTCGGGTTTAGAATTCTTTTTATTTAAAGTGATACATGGTATAACAGGTAAAGTTTCAGTTGCCGTATCCTCGGCAATCGACTCTAGGGGCTCTTTGGACATATATTTTATATACATGTAATAAAAAATAAGAAAATAATATTCCTAAACATTACCATTATGCATTTACAGTTTTTAATAATATTTTTACAATTATAAAATATTATTTACACATTTTATCGGTTTCTTATTTTTACTATTTCTTCATATTCTTATAGCGTCTCCAAGCGCATTCGGCCTTTACATCGCCAATCGAGTCCAATAAATCGTCAAACTCTTCCACCTTTATTAGATGCAATTTTATCTTTTCATATTCTTCCGCACATCCAAAAGTATTTATCAACATCTCATTCATTTTTTCTTTGGTTACATCCGTTTCATATAACCATAAATCAATGGCCTCATCACATGCTCCTGGAGATGGATAAACCTTTTTGCCTAATTTTATCAATTTGGAATCTTCTTCATTCACTACTATACCGGTTTCTTGTCGGATTTCGTCTAGGATCGGTCCTTTCAAACTTAGTGTTCTAGAATCTTTCATTCCAGCAGGTAATTCCATCATATGTCTTCCAGCGGCAAACCTTAATTGTTCGCACATAACCACGTATTTTTGGTTTGTTTCTTGAACGGTAACTATGATTAGACACGCTACGCATTCGCCGCGATTAAACGCAATTGCGGGTATAGGTTCTTTCGTTTTTTTATTGACTACTTTTCCCGTCCCTTTGAAGAATCCCAACCGGTTTGGGTCAATCGGTCCGAAGAAATCGGCGTCGGTAATTGTAAATTCGGTAAACTCTAAAAGATCAAAATTGAATTCATCTATCCAAAACTGTAGCTTAGGCGAGTCTCTTATAGCCTGCATATATTTCTCAATATGCGGATATCCTGCCTTCAATACTACGCCTTTATATATGTATACTTCTTCTTCTTCGGTCGAAATTTTAACACAGCTTTTTGATGAGCCCATTGTTCTTGTTTGAATAATGATAATAATATAATGCGGTTATCTTTAATATTATTTTATATTGTATTTCAATTTTTTAGGATTATTTCATATACAAGTAGAACTGTATCGAAATCACAAAACTCCATTACAATGATTATATATGAATTTTCCTCTTTCTTTTTCGTGAACGCCCGCCACGAGTTTTTCTTCTTTTTCGTGAACGCCCGCCATTTGTTTTAATACGTAATTTTTGAAATTGACGATTTGCATTGTCTATATTAGTTTCATTTAGTTCCACATTAGTAAAAACACCTCCGTATTGAGTAATTTTTTCACTAAGTTGTTTTTTAATTGAATCTGGTGTGTGTTCGTCTTTAAAGATAACTGATTCTATTATTCCAGGTTCTTCTAATTCTACATGTGCAGATGCATGAAAATATTTAATCATTAGATATGCAGAAGCGGGATTTAATGCAAGTGATGATACATACATTGCATTTGGATATATAGATTTTGCAATTATAATAATAGCAGCTCTTAATAGTTTATTTAAATTTTTATTTCCATGAAATTCATTTGTTCGAGAATCAATCCATACTTGTTTTTTTTTATCATCATAACTAACTGTTAAAGATGCTACACAGTTACTATTATTATACATACATAATAATATGTCTTTGATATCAAAATTATAAGAAGTTACTTTGGTGTTTTGTTCCATTTCAAAGACGTATTTTATATCAATACTATATTCAGAATTTGAAAGAACTTCATTTAAACTACCTAAATAATGTCTTGCTCTATTTAAATCCACAATTTCCGTACAATCAGGAGGAAAATTATTAATATACTTAAAATCCAAATTTCTTACACGATTCATCATCTTGGTTATTTCTAAAGTATTCTGTATTGTCGATTCATTTATAAATTGAAAATTATTTTTAAACGTTTCGCTAAAATCTTCATCATTTAAATTTACAATGTAATATCTTCCTTCTTTAATAAAACCAATATATTTAATTAATCGTGATAAATCAAATATTCTTTTACAGTCTGTATTTGTATTGTATGTATAAATATTGTATGTAACTCCTTTTTCATAAGAAAATACACTAGTTATAAATTCAATCCCTACTTCAGCTTTAGTTACGAAATTCACCAGATTATTTGTTACAGGTGTGGGGTTTTCCTCAGAGGAACTCATACAATATAATATATATATATATATACATCAAACAATCATATTTCGTCCAAAACCGAATCTACCAGATAACAGTCTGCATTTTACAAACGATATATTTTACACCCTTGAAGATTTAAAACCGCACCCCCTAATTATTTTTTATATTCTTTCATTTTATACAGAAAGGTGCGGTTTTAAATCTTCAAGGGTGTAAATGTATAAGATTATTTCATATATAAATAGAATTTCTTTTTTAGATTCGACGATAATGTATTTAATCTCGCGGTTTTAAGTTTCAAAGATTGATTCGCATTATTGATAGATATTATATCCGGATTCATATTCATCGCAATAGATACGCCTTGTTCACAAATGGTATTCCATCCATCGATAGTATCGACCGCTTTAGATATTATATTCTTTTCTTCGGCAGATAATTGTGCGTCGTGTAAATTGGGGTCAGTTACTTCCACGAAATTACTAATATAATTCATCGCACAGTTTATCTCGGACATAACACTGTCTAATATCACTTTCGTATCATGGGATGACTTTGGTAGTTGAATACTCGATTTACACATAATTGTTTCTTTGAAATGTCCGAAGATATCCGAGAGATTAGATATTTTCTCGAGAGCACTCGCAATCGCCCGTAAAAAGGTAATATCATTGATAATATTAATATTCTCTAGACGAATCGTGAAATTAGTGAATAGGTTTGCGAGGTCATCTGCGGCCTGTCCGAATTCATTAAATCCGTCAATATCGACGTCGAGCTGGATTTGTTTTGTATCTGTAGCGATTTTAGCAGCGGCCTCAAATAGTTTAGAATAATCATCAATAGTACCTTTTCCGTGAAAATCTTCGCATTTTATTTTAGACGCATATTCCCGGATTTGATTCATAACGATTGAGTTTTCGCTATTTGCGTCTGCGGTATCATCATAGGTAGATACATATTGAATAAGGTCTTCATTTATATCTGGATCATAAATATCTGGCTGGGTAGATGTAAACGTAGTATGTTGATTTAGATTACCATTCGGGTCGGTGGCTTTATCATGAACGATTTGGTATCCGATACCATTAATTACTATACTGGATACATCGCTTAGGTCGTTCATGTTATACAGTATATTCATCGAATTATCTAGTAGATTATTTGACGCATCCATTAAAAAATAGGGATTTAATGTGTTATCTAGAATATTACCACATATGTCGAATATGGAGAAGGAATATGTTGTATGGGATATGGTGTTGTTCGAGTTCGAGTTATTGGAGTGAGAATCGTTGTTATTCGGCATATTTATATATTCTATATATGAAATAAAAAACGCCAAAAAAAATAATACTAAACCTTACCAAATATGCTTTTAGAAAAGTACAATTATAATATTTTTATTCATAACTGTATAAATATTACTATAACTGTATATCTATACATTATTATAATAATTGATAGGAATAAATGATTGAAGTTTGCCAATAATCGTATCTGTATTTTCGCGTTTAATCATGAGAGGATAAAAAATATAATTAATCGGCATCTCAAAATAATAAGATAATTTTCTAACCATCGAATTATATAATGATAATTTACATATATCTTTTTTCTCCATACGTATTCCTTGTAAATGCGAAAGTCGAGTTAAATCATCCATATGGCATATCTTATATTGTATAACTTCTCTTTCTTTACAATAATTCGTACATCCCGCGTGTAACATGTCGCAGTCAAATAGAAAACACGTTCCTGGTTTCCCCTGTAAGTTTAAAATGCGCGACCAAACGAACGGGTAAGATATATTACTTCTCGGACATACCGATAATAACTCGCCTTCATATTTATATAGAATAAGCGTATATACAGGATATATCGTATGGTAGATATTTTTACTGGAAGTTACATCTCTATGAAAAGTAGATAGAGCACCATCGCGTATTTTATATATATAATCGATAAAAGTATATTTATTAGGAAGGAGAGATAATACATCTTCTTCTAATCTTTTACAAGGTATATCATGTGTTTCGGTATATGCGTTATTATATAGAACACAGAATCCGTCTTTTTCTAACATTCGCGTATTCATAGATGTAATATAATCTTCGGTGTCTTCAAAAAAATAATATATAAAATATAAAAATAGAATGAATATAGATGCCAACAAATATAGATACCAAATTCGGTTCTTTTGTTTATTTCTCATATATAAATATTCGAGAATATGCCTAAATTTCTCATATATAAATACTAAACCTTACCATGTATGCTTTTAGAAAAGTACAATTATAATATTTTTATTCTAATTGTAATCGGATTTTGTAGAATTGTAATATTATTATTCGATTTGTAATGTATTCGACGAACAGTCGGTTTGCATACACGATTCTGTTGGAATAGATGCGTCAATCGCATCATTACTAGATTCGTCCGTTGGTATAACTATATTAAACGAATTATCGATGATGTTCCCGTATGGATCGTACATCGTACAATTCGGGGTCACGATATTCCCATATGAATCAAAAAACGAATATTTCTGTTTGATAATATTACCAGAGGAATCAAAATACGAATATGTATCTGTTATAGAGTTATATATTATATTCCCACATATATCAAATGACGACGATGTATCGTGATGTTTGATAGACTTATCTATAATATTTCCACAAGCATCAAACGAAGAATATGTATCTGTTACTGACTTTTTGACGACATTATTTGAGGAATCGACGACGGAATGTGTATGCGTGACGGAGTGGTTAAGCATATATAATATATAATACACTAATTTATTTTGGAATAAACGCAAATGAAAAAAATATATTCCTAAACCTTACCATATATGGTTTGGTGTAATTAATAGAATGGATACAATTGTATTACAAAAAGTACAATTGTAAATACAGACATATAGAAACCCGCGATTATAATTCAAAGACATAACTCCATTTTTGTAGTATAATAATTAATCAATTCGTTTTTTTGAATATCATCTAGCTTTTCAAGAACGAGAATTAGTAGCCAAAATGCTCGTTTATATTCTGTTTTATTTATCAAGTGGTTTATATTTTGGATGGAGTCTAAGATATACATTATATCATTTTCTTCTTTGGTGGTTTCTGTTTCCTTTTCCATTGATGTATTTATCGTAAAAAAATATTTATATTATTATATTTTATTGTATTTTTGTTTCTATTACATCCATTCTTCACCGTTCCACATTCTGTCATCATCATCACTATCATAATTATCACTTTTGGAAAGATTATCCGGACCCCAAAGTGGTTGAAGATTCGTATAATGAAAACATTGATGGCGTTCGTCTTCGTTATCTAAATTGAAACTGGCACATGGTTTTATATGATCGATATGCCATTCGCCTTGATTATCCCAATTCATTCCTTTTGTAAATTGGGCTTCAATGTGTGTTCGTAATGTTTCGAGAGAACAACCGACGTATTCTAATGTATGTTTTTTATCTCGTCTTGTAGAATAATTTTTTAATGCCGAATAAACACGACACCTTAATATCTTTGTTAAATATCCGTTTGGGTCGCATTCTTTACATCTAGTTCTCTCACGTCCGTGTTCACAAATACTTGCTCCTCCGCACTCTTTACATATATTTCTCCGACGTCCGTGTTGACAAATACTTGCTCCACCACACTCTTTACATATATTTCTCCGACGTCCGTGTTGACAAATACTTGCTCCACCACACTCTTTACATTCACTTCTTCTACGTTCATGTTCACAAATACTTGAACCTCCACACTCTTTACATTGACTTCTCTGACGTCCGTGTTCACAAATACTTGCTCCACCACACTCTTTACATATATTTCTCTGACGTCCGTGTTGACAAATACTTGCTCCACCACACTCTTTACATCTATTTCTCTCACGTCCGTGTTGACAAATACTTGCTCCTCCGCACTCTTTACATATATTTCTCCGACGTCCGTGTTGACAAATACTTGCTCCACCACACTCTTTACATCTACTTCTCTGACGTCCGTGTTCACAAATACTTGCTCCACCACACTCTTTACATATATTTCTCTCACGTCCGTGTTCACATAATATTATTTTTCCATTCCAAATTACAACTTTATCTTTATAAATATATTTTGTTCCAGCGATTCTCAAGTTCTTTTCAGGTAGTGGTGTTAATTTATCCATAGTTTAATATCATAAGTGATTCATATTTAATTTATATCAATTTTATTAATATTGCCTACCAATAAATAAACTTAAATATATAATTCATAAAATATATATGGATCAACAATCCAATTCGCGTCCTCTCCGTGCTGAAGATTTATTCGGGAAAGAAGCTTCGACGAAATACGACAAACATTCACATAATCCTATAAATAATATCGCCAAAAATCAAGAAGAATTCGGTAATAGAAAACGGATAAAACCCTGACGAACTGGAACCAAGAGTCAGCAACAAATTGTTCCAAAAGGATGTAAAAAAGGATTCAGAGGATAAAAATCTCTCGAATATTCATAGACAAATTCATAAATAAATATATGAATGACGTGGTATAATAGAACTAGATTATATCACAGATAATATATGTATTATAATATCACTATATTAAATTAGATATAAATGTTAAATTATATACTTTATAATTTAATATGACAACTATACCCCTTGGAGCAATAAATAAAAAAACAGGAGAATATGTTTATCCAAAAATCGCAAATAAAATGGACGAATATTCTTGTCCTGAATGTCATAAAGATTTAATAATATGTCAAGGAAATATACGAGTTCATCATTTTAGACATAAGGTAGATGCTATTAATCCTTGCCATCACTATAGTACTCCAACCGAAAGTCAAATACATAAAGACGCAAAATTATTATTGAAAACGATATTGGAAAAAAATGTAAATGTATCATTTATTAGAAAATGCTATAATTGTAAAAAAGATGAAGAATTTGAAATACCATCAATTACAGATACCTCAAGTATAAAATTAGAATATAGATTTGAATATAATGGTTCAAAAATAGCGGATATTGTGTATATTGATAATGGAGAGATTATATGTATTTTTGAAATATGTCATACACATAAAACACTTGGTGAAAATAGACCTGAACCTTGGTTTGAGATTAACGCTTTATCATTGATAGAAAATATGAATAATATGAATTTATCTCAAATACGCATTCCTTGTATAAGATGTGAAAAATGCGATGAATGTATCCAACAAGAAATCGACAATATTGAAAAAAAGAAACAAGCAGTAGATATTTTGTATGAATGGTTTAAATCGGGAATTGAAATATCACCTTTTCTCTATGATATTGCGAAATTTGATGGAGTAGAAAAAAATGTCAAGTCTGAATTTATAGATGAAATATTTGATTTAATTTTATATATAGAACCAGGTGAAAAATGTGAAAGATATTGTATTCGTTTAATTCATAATTATTCAACTTACAATTTTACAAAAGAAAAAGAATACGCCCATTATCAAATGGGACTATATTATTTAGATATAGATTGGATATTATCTCAACAAATAATACCAGAAAGAATAAAATATATTGCTTCATTAGATGTTTATGATAATAATTATGACAAAACGTGTAATAATTGTAAATCGTGTTGGCAATTCTGGGTAAAACGATTAAATCGATTTACTTCAGATTATAAAGTTATTTACATTGGGTGTATGGGATGTGGTTATAAACCTAATACTGAATATATTAATTGTGAAAGATGTAATTCTACAAATACATCTTTATGTGTAATGGAAACAAATAAAATAAATATACATATTTGTAAACCATGTGATATAGATTTATGGAGTAGTGATAATATTTATTTAGCTGTTTCATTTATTAACAAAGACCACGTTAAATATCTTGGAGCAAATTGGGATAATAAATATAAATCATGGTTCATACATAAAAATCATAAAAATGTTGACGTAATTCTTCAAAAATATAAACGATTATGGTAAATTTCAACTTTTACAAAAAATACAAAAGAAACAATATAGAATTACGCAACCATATATTCATAATCCATGACGACCCAGTCAAACCTCGCATATTCAATTACCGAAATCGAAGCTCTAAGACGAAATATTGATGTTCTCTCCAAAACCCACCATATTGCGATTCTAAAAATCATTAAAAAGAATCCCGCGATTATAGTAAATGAAAATAAAAGCGGCGTATATATCAATCTCACGTTTTTACCGAAAGAAACGTACGACGAGATAGTAGAATATTTATCGTATATTGAAGGACAAGAGAATATGTTGGAAATCGCAGAAAAGGAGAAATCGATGTTTAAGAATCAAATCGACGATAATATATTTGAGAAAGAAGATAAAGATAATTTCTCAAATAAGTATAGTTATATTTGTTAAAAAATGATTCATTCATACAGTAGCATTCATCAAATTTTTTATCCGAATAAGAAATTTGGTTCCGAAGAAATCTCTCAATTACAGAAATATTGTTTAGTAAATAAATTATTACAAAAAATCGAAGAATTGAAGATTTCCCAAAAAATCGAGAGAACAGAAATTCCTGAAAAAATAACCCCCCAAAAAACGGAAATAGAAATCCCGAAAATAGAGATAAAAAAGCCCGAAAATCGGGAGGTTGAAACACCGATATTCTGGATTCCGACAAAACCTGATACATTATTTTGGTCGATTTTCATTTCAGAAATCGGATTATCGGAATTCAATCAAATCGGTCATTCTTATGGAAATCGTATTTTAGAAGAAAAGCTAAAAATCGCAAAATGGATAAAGGAATCTCCCAAATCTCTCAAAACGTCCAATCATAAATTTACAAATGAATCAGTTCAAGAAACTATCTCCGAATTTATGGTAGATCAAATCATATCATTTAAAGGAGTTGCCGCATTAGCTATTTTTTATAAACGACCCATATATATTATTCATGAAAAACGAAAAATATATTTAAAATTTACATCGGGTCATAATGACGAATCCCCTATATACGTTTATTACCATAACATTATGCGAGGAGAACATAAATATAAAATCTGTAATAACGAATATATTCCTTCTCTCGATAACCTCTACTGTTTAGAAAGTGATAAGAAGTCATTAAAGTCAATCGGTAATTATAAAGTCGAGGATTTACATGATATTTGTAATAAGCTGGATATTGACCCACCATTAAAGATAAAAAAGGCGGAATTATATAAATTAATAACGGATAAGAGTAGTTGGTATTTGACGAACTAAGAAAATTGATACAAAATGTAGTTAAACATAAAATTATATACAGATATACTATACTCTTTATATAATGGCGAATGAAATTGCTAGACAAATGCAAGAAGCAAGAGATGAATTATCAAGCCGACTGAAAATGTATTTAGACAATACACCACGTAGAGACAGTAAACAGAACGAGTTTGAGATTCGTTTTGGAACAAAATCCTACGGTTCAAATAAGCCAATTTCTAAAACAGATTTTGATAATGTTATATGTCAATTAAAAACCGCAGGATTTTATAGTACGAACGAAACTGGTGAACAATTGCTACGTATTAATCCAGAATATAAAAACCCCAAAACTGGAGAGAATATGATCAGTAATATTCGAGCGGAAATACGCGGTCTCTATTTAATCGAAACATATTGTCAGTCAAATGATCTTGCACAGTTAATTGCGAAAGCGAAAATGACGGCGGATGCAATCGTATTTACTCAAAAGATGGGTCAAAAAGGCTCGGACGACAAATTTCTAAAACCGATTGATTTTTCGGATTTGAATTTCCGTGTATCATATCAAGTAGAATCTGATTATAGTAAAACGTCTCAAACAATTCAAACGATGCTAGCTTCATGGGGCGACTCGAAGAAAGTATTTCGATATATGAATCGTGTGAGATTTCAGCATCCGACTTATCCCGTTTTCGCAGACGTAAGTATCGTACGTTCTTCTAATACACGCCGAGGACAGTTCGGTCAAGTTCCCATTCCTGAATATACGATTCAGAAAGCGAATGTATTCAAGAATCCAACAGTATATGAAATCGAATTCGAGATAGACAATAGTAGAGTAGGTCCCGGAACACCTTATAATCGTGACGTCGACAAATTATTGGTTGATTTACGTAAATGTATTCGTATTGTAATGGGTGGATTACAGAGTTCGAATTATCCTATATCTAACTCGGAACGAGAACGAGTTTTAGAATCATATGAAAAAATAGTATATTCTAAAAAAGAAGAGGATGAAGAGGAAAAAGAAAAAGGCGAAGAAAAAGAAAAGGAAAAAGAAAAGGAAAAAGAAAAGGAAAAAGGTAAGGATAAGCCAAAAAAATATCGGCGTACTCCTTTTATAGGTCCATCTTCTGTTCCATTACAGATTGATAATATCATTGATAGGTCAAATAACGACGCATTAAATAAAGACAAAGACGATATTCCAAATATTCGTAATAATTATACAGTTACGGATAAAGCAGATGGAGAACGTATGCTTATGTTGATTAACGACGAGGGTTTCATTTACTTCATAGATAAGAATATGAATGTTGTATTTACAGGTTCAAAAAGTGGCGAAAAGAAATGTTTCAATAGTATCTTAGATGGAGAATATATCAAGTACGGTCGTGCAAATCGCCAATTAAATTTATACGCAGCATTCGATATTTATTTTATCAATAAAAAATCGGTTCGTGAAAAAGCATTTGCCCCAGTAGAGGAAAAAGAAAACCTAGATGAAGGAGAAGAACCGTCAAATAAAGATATATACCGTCTTCCATTATTAGCCGAATTTGTAAAAGCGTTAAAACCAGTATCAATTCTTCCAGAAAATAATCAAGCATATTTTTGGAGAGAACAAGTGAAACAATCTGGAGAAAAAATATGGATGAATCTTAAAACCGGCGCTATTTCAAAAGTAGAACCTGAAAATTTAAAGCTAAATGCATGCAAATTACGAGTAGAATGTAAAAAATTCTATATTGCGAGTCCCGAACAATCCATTTTCAATGGATGCGAGAGAATCTTGAATAATGAAACCGATGGAATATTCCCGTATAATATTGATGGTCTTATATTTACGCCAGCGGATACTGGTGTAGGATCTAATAGAGTAGGAGAAGCCGCTGAATTTTCAAAGAATACCTGGAATCTTTCATTCAAATGGAAACCTGCGAAATATAATTCGGTCGATTTTCTAGTATCCGTCGTAAAAGATAAATCGGGAAAAGATAAAGTATCGCATTTATATCAAGACGGCGTCGGTCAATTAAGTAATTTAAACCAATATAAAACTCTCGAATTACGTTGTGGATTCGATAAAGTAAAACATATGTATACAAATCCATTCCATTCAGTTATAATGGGCAACTTTCCAAAAAAGGAAATCTCTCAAGAAGAAGAAAATGATACATATATTCCCATGCGGTTCGTTCCATCGAATCCTTATCAATCAGATGCTGGATTTACAAATATAAAGTTAGTCCCTAATGGAGAAAATATGTTAATGTTAACTGAAGAGGGTGAGTATTTTGAAGAAGATACTATCGTAGAATTTAAGTATGATATGAATAGAGAAGCTGGATGGAAATGGATACCTATCCGAGTTCGTCATGATAAAACTCAGAAAATGCAGAGTGGAAAACGTGAATTCGGGAATGCATATCATGTAGCAAATGATATTTGGAAATCATATTACTCTCCAGTTACAGAAGATATGATTAAAACGGGAGAAGATATTCCAGATACAGTAGATAATCTAGATATCTATTATAATAAATCGAGTGACGAATCCAGAACAAAGTCATTACGTAATTTCCATAATTTATATGTAAAACGAAAACTAATTCTAGGAATATCGACTCGCGAAGATATTCTCATTGACTATGCAGTAGGAAAAGCAGGAGACCTATCAAAATGGATACAAAGTAAGTTAGGGTTTGTTTTCGGTATAGATATTGCAAATGATAATATTACGAATGTATTAGACGGAGCTTGTGCAAGGTACTTAAAAGAGCATAGAAATACGGACAACATTCCAGGCGCGATTTTCTTAAATGGAAATTCGTCTAAGAATATTCGCGACGGGTCTGCGTTTATAACCGAACAAAATAAGAAAATTTGTAAGGCGATTTTCGGACAAGGATCAAAAGACGCGACATTACTAGGCCGTGGTGTTTATAATCAATACGATGTTGCATCAGATGGATTTCATATTAGTTCGTGTCAATTCGCAGTACATTATTTCTTTGAGAATCTAATATCTCTACACGGATTTCTAAGAAATTTAGCGGAATGTACTCGACTACAAGGATATTTTATAGGAACATGTTATGACGGGGAAACGATATTTACATTATTAAAAAATAAGAAAGAGGATGAATCGGTATCCTTTATTACAGATAACGTAAAACGGAGTAAGATTTGTGAAATTACAAAAAAATTCTCTGAAACAGGATTTCCAGACGACGAACTATCAGTCGGATATGCGATCGATGTATTCCAAGAGACGATTAATAAAACGTTTCGCGAATTCTTGGTGAATTTCAAATTCTTTCAGAGAATTCTCGAAAATTACGGATTTACATTAATCACGACGGAGGAAGCCATACAGATGGAATTACCGAATGCAACAGGACTTTTCGGCGAGTTATATAATTCGATGGAAACAGAAATTAAACGGGATCGTCGTAAAAGCGCGAATTATAAAGATGCGCTATCCATGAGTGATGGAGAGAAATCGTTATCATTTATGAATCGATATTTTATATTTAGGAAGACGACTTCGGTAAATGCAGCACAGATTGAAAAAGAAGCATTAAAACGGCTGAAAATGGTAAATCTAGGAGATGATGAAACTGAAAATGAAGAATTCATAGAACAATTCGAAGAAGAACGTAAGAAACGCGCAATAACTGGACGAATAAAGAAATTAAAGGTAAAGATTATCTTGGAAAATAAAAAGTCAAAAGCGAAAGATAGAGAAGATGAACATGAAGAGGAAGAAGATAATGTATTGGATTTAAATGTAGAGAGAATCGAGACAGAAGAAGTAAAAGAAGAGGAACCAATTGTTTTACACCCTTGAATATTTAAAACCGCACCTTTCGGTATAAAATGAAAGGAAACTTCAAGGTTTGCCTATTTCAAGGCATGTAAATTTTGATTTTGGGAATTCTTCTAAAAACCCTGATGAGTTATTGCTTCTTGATAAATAATTTGGTCTTTCTTTATTATTTATCGCATTATAAGCAATTTTGTAAATATTTGTTGCTCCATTCACATCTCTATTCCAATAACCGCATCCGTTCTTACAACAAATCAGTCCATGGACGAGAATGTTTCCTGTTTTGTATGGTCTTGGATTTTCCATTACCATATTTTTC